TTAAGCAAATCCAGCAAGACAGGGCTCCCCACCAGCAAAGCGCTGGGTGGCTGCAGGGCCAGCATGTCCAGGACGCTCACCGCGTGGCGGTCGGCATCCTGGCCGGCTGCCCGCAAATCGTGCAGCAGCCTGTCATACGCAACCTCCATGACCTATTCCTCCACCGCCGTGAGCAGGGCCATGATGGCCGTGACGGCCTCGTGTCCCTCGCGCAGGATGCGCGTCCGCTCGTCGGGTTCCAGCTTGTCGTCCGCCAGTGCGTCGGCGCAGGCCGTGATCAGCTCACCGAATTCCTTGATGGCCGTCATGCATTGCTTTTGGATCGGGTCCAGCGCCCCCTCGATATGGGGCAGGGTGATGTAGACGCCGCCCAGCTCCCGGGCCAGGAAGTGCATGGGCGCATCCGAGCCGGTCACGTCCATGAGCGGCAGGAGCTTCTCCACGCCGCACTTGTGCCCGGGCTGGCCGGACAGCTCGCTCATCATGGTGGCGTAGCGCCAGCCCAGCATGTCGGCGATGGTCTGGGCCCCGATGCCCGATGGGGCGCGCATCACCAAGTGATGCAGAATCGGGGACAGAGGCGGGTATTCATGACGAGACATGCAAATCCTCCTGTAAATTTAGCGTGGTAGCGGGTACGCCGTCGCGTTAGCCATGACGAACAGGGCCCTAGGCCGTTTGCGCGGCGATTTTGGGTTTGGGACCGCGTTTTTGGGGAGCGATCGGGTTGGGCAGCAGTTCGGCCGGGATGCCCTGGGATATGAGCCATTCGATATGGGCGGCATTGGGACGCCGGCCGGAGAGCACATCGCCCATCCCCCCAGGCGACAGGCCGCGTTGCGCGGCCAGGGCCTTGACTTGGATGCCGTACGACAGCAGGAACATCCGCAGTCTCACTTGACGCGATGTGGTTGTTTTGCGTAGCTGTTCACTTAATCTATTCATAAAATACCTCGTCGTGGGCATGTGGGGACGGCATGACGGTTTTTCTTTTGCGGATGGCCCAAGCTGTGGCAGGTATTATTCCGCGTTTCGTCGCGCTCAACTGATAGAAATTTTCTAAAATAGTCAAGAAAATTTCTAAAAAATAATGGATATTTTCTATGGATTGGAAAGATTCATTTGAAATCATTAAAAAAATAATCGCCGTGACTTTAGCCAAGGAAGGTAAAAAGTCTACGATTGCAAATGCGGCTGAGCTGTTCGGGGTCAAACCGCACATTTACCAAGCGTGGTCAAAGGGGCAGCGCCCAAGCTTTGACGAGCTAGAGCATATGGCCAGGATATTGGATTTATCGCCACGCTGGCTACTTTTTGGGATAGGAACACCGCTGGAAAATTCTCAATCAGCAACGTTTATACCTGAATACGTTGAAATCGGAGATAGCTTAAAGTCAATTATTGAATATTTACCAGATTCACTTTTAGCCATCGCCAAGTCTGGGGGGGTGTCTGAAGATGATCTGTTAAAGTATATTAATAGTTTTTCTCTTCCATCATGTCTGACAGTCGCCAGATGGATTCACGCTTATCGTATCAACGCTAATTTTCTTATAGCTCAAATCGGAAGGCCATTTTTAAGTGATTCTGAATACAAAGAGAAAGGTGAGTTAGATAATATTCGCGAGCGGCGAGGTGATTTTATTGATGGGAAATCTACCGTTACAGCAGATGAACTGAATGAAAAATTGACTCCCGCCCAGCGGGAAATGTTGACCTATAAGCGCCTGCAAACCGAGCTGGGCATGCCGAACGAGAAAATAGCAGCCGGCATCGAGGCGATCGTCATGGGAAGGTCGCACGGCGATAAAAGCTGTTATTGCACGGCCGAGCCTCAGGCCGATCCTGGATATAATCAGGTCCATGAACCCGGAGCTGACTTTGGGCGACGGGAAAAAGGATAACCTTCAGTAAACGAAGCATGACGCACACAAGGGAAGCCGAAGGGGGCGGTCATGAACGGTACATTACTAAATTTTTTGTATTGTTTGTTGTTGAAGAAACTAAGTTAGTAATATTTTGTTGGAGGTACATATAATGGACACCAAAGATTGGTATGCGGGCGACGTATGTGGTCAAGAGGAAGATATCGCGATTATTGAATATGACATAACATCAACACCAAATGATTTTAATGTTACAACTTTATTTAATCTCATGGATAACAATATAATTAAAATTCCTCCCTTCCAAAGGAATTACGTGTGGGATGAAAAAAGGGCTTCAAAATTTATTGAATCAATAATTTTAGGGTTACCAATACCGCAAGTATTTCTCTACGAAAAAGGAAAAGATAATTTTCTTATTATAGATGGCCAACAAAGATTGTTGTCTGTTTACTTCTTTATCAAGCAAAGATTCCCCACAAAAGAAGGGAGAAAAATTTTACGTAAATTTTTGCTTGGGGAAGATTCCATTGATAAGTCAACAATATCTGATGATCGTTATTTCAAAAATTTTATGCTGAAGCTTCCTTCACCTAGTGGTTCTGAAAAAAATAAGTATGATTCTACGAAATTTGATACTCTTGGGGAAGCAAAGCATTCCTTCGAATTTTTACGGACAATTCGTTCTGTAGTAATAAAGCAAAATTCTCCTGATGATAATGATTCATCTATGTATGAGGTGTTCAATAGACTTAACACCGGTGGACAAAATTTGAAACCTCAAGAAATACGAATGAGCCTTTATTTTTCTGATTTTTATAAAATTCTTTTTAAAATAAATACTCATGAACAATGGAGAGATATTCTTGGCCAAAAAGAACCAGATATAAACTTTAAAGATATTGAGATACTTGTTAGGTCTTTTGCGATGTTGTTTTTTTCTACCGAGTATAAAGCTCCCCTGACGAAATTTTTAAATAGGTTTTCTAAGTACGGTGAAAATTTTTCAGCAAAACAAAATGAATACTTAGAAAATTTATTTTATAGTTTTTTAGAATGTTGTAACGACTTATTGCCAAAATCATTTTTTAGTTCGAATAATAAATTTAATATATCTTTATTTGAGTCTGTTTTTGTTTCTGTGTGTACTAGTTTTTTTCTTAAAAAAGAGTTAATTACTAAAAAAATTGATAACGAATCGTTACAACGCCTTAAAAAAGATGCAGAATTTTTAGAAGCAATTCAATCAAATATTGCATCAAAAAAAAGTGTAAAAACAAGAATTGAAAGAGCAAAAAGTACAATATCATTAATATAATAGGTGGCAAAAAAATGGAAGCTATCTGTTTGAATGAATTTGTATCTAATTATCATAGCTTGAAAGATATGCTACTTGATAATAATCAACTGACATATTCAAATATATTGGAATCACACTTGACGAAAACATTTCTATTGTCATGCGCTAGCTTTCACGAATATGCTATATATCAATGCCTTAATTCTATGTTTTGCAGCGGATGTAGTGATAAAAAAGTTAAATTTTTTTTAAATAATAGATGTATAAACAGACAATACCATACTTTTTTTAATTGGAAAGAGAGTAATGTCAATAATTTTTTAGGATTATTTGGCCATGAATTTAAAGACAAGGTATCACATGAAATAAGCATGGACGAAAATTTAAAAAAATGCACAATATCATTTTTGACTATTGGTAATGAAAGGAACAAAATGGTACATGAAAATTTTTTAGCCTACAGGATGATGATGACTTTTGATGAGATAGCAAGACTAAATGATGAAGCATTAACATTTATCGATTTTATTAAACAAGAATTATGTGCTGATGAAAAATAAAGTAATGTTGCTGAGTAGTTAATTTTTTAGCTAGTATTGACAAGCATGGACAAGGCAGTGCTGCCTTCGTTATGATACCCTTATGCGCGCCTGCCTCTCCATCTTCTCCGTGGCCGACCAGTCCCGGCTGCCCCTGCCGTTGTACCTCTCGCCGGTGGCGGCCGGTTTTCCGAGCCCGGCCGAGGACTACATCGACAAGCGGCTGGACCTGAACGAGCACCTTATCCGTCATCCGGCGGCCACGTTTTTCGTGCGCGTGGCCGGCGACTCCATGCGCGACGCCGGCGTGGCCGACGGCGACATCCTCATTGTGGACCGGGCGCTGGAGCCCAAAAACGGCAGCATCGTGGTGGCTGCCCTGGACGGCGAGCTGACCGTCAAGCGGCTGCGCCGGCAGGGTGGGCGGCTTTGGCTCGTCCCGGAGAATCCCGACTATGCACCCATCGAGGTGCCGGCCGAGGCTGCGCTCATGGTCTGGGGCGTAGTTACCTACATCATCCACAAGGCCTGACCGTGGACCGTGTCTTCGCCCTGGTGGACTGCAATTCGTTTTATGCGAGTTGCGAGAAGGTCTTCGCGCCCGCCCTGGGCAACCGGCCCGTGGTGGTCCTCTCCAACAACGACGGCTGCATCGTGGCCCGGTCGGCCGAGGCCAAGGCCGTAGGCATCCCCATGGGCACGCCGCTCTTTCAGTGCCAGGGCCTCATCAAGCGCCACAACGTTGCCGTCTTTTCCTCGAACTATGCGCTCTACGGCGACCTGTCGGCCCGGGTGATGTCGATTCTAGCGCGGTTCACGCCTTCCCTTGAAGTCTATTCCATCGACGAGGCCTTTCTCGACTTGACCGGGCTGCCGGGGAATGTCGTCGCCTATTGCCGCCATATCCGGGAAATCGTAGTCCGGTGGATCGGTATTCCCGTGTCCATCGGCATCGGATCCACCAAAACTTTGGCCAAGGTGGCCAATCGCACGGCCAAAAACGACGCCTCTCGCGGCGGTGTGTTCGACTTCGGCGCCTGCGCCGATCCGGATGGTCTGCTGGAGCGTTTTCCGGTGGCGGAGGTGTGGGGCATCGGCCGGCGCTATGCCGCCATGTTGGCCCGGTACGGCGTGGCCAACGCCCGCCAGTTCCGGGATCTGCCTCGGGATTGGGTCAAAAAGAAGATGACGGTGGACGGCCTGCAGACGCAACTTGAGCTGCGCGGCCTGCCGTGCTTCGGGCCGGAAGAAACCTCCCGGGTGCGAAAAACCATCGTGTCGTCCCGGTCGTTCGGCCGGCCGGTCACCAGCATCGAGGACATGCGCGAAGCCCTGGCCATGCACGTGAGCCGGGCAGGAGAACGCCTGAGGGCAGGGCGTCTAGTGGCCAACGGGATAACGATCTGGGTTCAGACCAATACGTTCATCGCCGGTGAACCCCAGTACGCCAATTCGTCCTTTGCGGCTTTCCGCATGGCCACGTCGCACACCGGTGACATTCTGAAAAGCGCCGTACCGGTGCTGGACGGCATCTTTCGCCCCGGCTTCCGCTACAAGAAGATCGGCGTGATGCTCTCGGGCTTGGAAAGGCTGGGGAACCGGCAACGTTCGTTGCTGGACCCGGCGCCTGCGGGCGACGGCAGAGGCGAACGCCTCATGGCCGCCATGGATACGGTCAACGCCCGATTCGGCCGCGATACCCTGCGCCTGGCCGCCTGCGGACTTGAACAGCCCTGGCAGATGCGACAGGCCAGACGCTCGCCGCGCTACACGACGGCCTGGGACGAACTGCCAGTGGTCACAGCGAAGGCATCAGGCTGCTGGCCACACGATAGCCGCCTCGGCGGCGGCCACGCCAGCCAGGTCGGTGGCGGCGGAGACGGCAGCCTTGGCGCGCATGCGGGTTTGCTCCACGCCATCGCACAGGCGGTCCCAGCCCTCGGCTTGGGCACAAATGGTCTGGGCCACTTCGGTGGCCGTATCGCCGGTGATGCCGACCTTCTTCCCGTTCATTCTTTATTCTCGCGGGAATTGGTCTACACCCTGGTCAGCCGTTCCTTGGCCGCCGCCGCCAGGAAGCCGGAGCGCGTGAGGCCTTCGCGTTTGGCGTTGGCGTCGATGTCGCGCAGCAGCTGCTTACTGATGGAGATGTTGATCCGCACCGGCGGGGTGTCCTCGGCCGGGCTAGGAACCAGGGCCGCATGGATGCCGGGTGGGACGATCAGCGCCGAGAGCGCCGAGGGCGGCGGGACCTCCCTGTTCAGCTCGCGCAAGGTATGAATGTGCCCGGACAGGGCATCGATGGCCATACTCATGGCCTCGGCCTCGGTGTCGCCCTGGGTGAAGCAGCCGGGCAGATCCGGGAAGGACACGACGACGTGTCCGCCTTCGCCCCGTTCAAAATACGCTGGATAAACGGCCATATTCGCTCCCCCGCAGATGAGCGGTCCTTCACCGCAGTTTTATGCCGGCCTGCCGTTCGATCAGTTTCAAGAGGGTGACGTCGATATCTTTCCTGGGATGCGGCACCGTCACCAAGCCGGGTCGCTCCGGATGCCAGAAGTGGAAGTGGTCACCCTCGGACCGTCTCAGCTTCCAGCCGGCCGCCTTGAGCTTCTTGATGACGTCCCTGCTGCTTGGCATCGTCCCCGTTCCCGCTTGGCTTGGAATAAATATACACATTTTTTGTGTAGTGTAAAGTCGCTTCCTCTACCCGGCCTGCATGTCGGGCATGACTGGCCAGGGCGTGGCATCCCCGCCGCCGTCCCAGGGCGCACCGGACCCTGACGGGAGGTCGCGTAAGCTCTGGCGGTAGGCTTTGACCGCAGTCAGCAGCTCCGCAGAGATGGGGTAGTCGGGCATCAGCAGATAGTCCGTGGCCGCCAGTCGCGTATCGCGCTCGGCGCGCAGCCGGGCAAACCGGGCGGACGCGCTATCGTATTCGGCCTGCGCTGCGGCTGCAGCGGCCGCTGCCACTTCTTTCAGTCGGTTTTTTTCGGCCTGCCAGAGGGCGACATAGGGTGCGACGGCAGCATCCGTTGTCAGCATCTCATTGGAGCCATCCATATACTCACTATGCCCCTGCGATCCGTCCCACTGGATGGCACGGAGATGGGAGGGAGCCTCAAAATCGAAATGCAGGGGCTCACCATCCACAATGATAAGATTGTCGTTGGGGACCACTGTTACTCTATTAGACATGTCTTACTCCTAAAGTCTGATAATATAGGCCAGCGCGTAATATGGCGGCAGGGACGATGCTGCACCAGACGATACAGACAGACTATGAGTATGTGATCCATTACCGCCAGTGTAGGACGAAGCAACGGCCGACTGGTACAACGTGGTATTATTGGTCACTCCGGCCGGACCACCGCCGGAGTTGTTATACCACGGGTACGTGTGGCAGTGCGACGGCATCTGCGCCTGCGTAAGCGTGGTCGCGCCCACGCTACCGGAGACGCTATGCGTATGGGTCTCCGCCCCGCCCGTGCTGTCGGTAGCGTATGTGGTGGATGCGCCCAGGATCATGCGGCCGCGCAGGTCCGGCACCGTGCCACCGCTGCCATCATCGCCGCCGTCGCACAAGAGCCAGCCCGTATCAGGGATCGTACCGCCACGCGGGATGGGATGGCGGTTGTCGGTGCCGCCAAACTCGCCCGAAAAGGCGATAACGCTGCCGGGCAGGACCCTGTCCGCCACACGGGCCGCGCCGACCTGCGCCGCCGTGACCTCGTGCGGGTTGTCCGTGCGGGCTGTATGGGCGGACTGGGTCCCCACGATATCGTCGAGAGCCGTATTGATCGCCGACATGCGGGCATCGCACAGGGTGCGCGTGGTGAGACCGTCGAGCGGGTGGACATGGTCCTCCCGGGCGGCACGGGCACTCGTGCCGGCAGCGGCCGTGCCCAGGGCCTGGCCGGCGTTGCTGGCCAAGGCGACCAGGCCGGGCCTATCCGTACCGGCGGCGGAGATCCAGGCGTCCAGATTCGGGGCATCCCCCGTCCGGACGAACACATTGGCCGCCGGTGCGTTGTCCGAATCCCAGGTCCCTTCGCCGGCGGCTGTGGCGTCGTTGATCAGGGAGGACATGGCCGGGGCAAAAAAGCCCAGATAAACGCCTAGGTCATGGATGTACTGCACAAAGGCATCACAACGCTGCCAGAATGTCGTCTCGCCGTCCTGGCGTTGCGGGGGCAAGGGCGGCGTCGGGGGAGGGGGGATTAAGCTCATGGAACTCCTCGTATCTCAAGTGAAAAGGTGGTGATTGTCGGGCCCTCGACCGGTGGCTTGAAGTCGCGCACCCGGCCAAGGATGATGGCCCTCTCAAAGGGTATTTGTTGCTGCGGGGCCAAGTTGTTGCAGTCCCAGACCGCCAGCCGGCCGCGAACGGATTCGATCAGCCCGACGACATAGTCGAAGTCGTCCGTGTCCACGCGGACATCGATGGCGGCGCTTTTGGCCGTGGGGCCTTGCTCCAGGTCGGTGCGACCCCACTTGTCCTCGTCATCGGTGCTGTAATCGGTGAAGCCGAAGTCGCTGTTCGCGTAGAGGGTGCGGCCCAGCGCATGGGCCCGGCACGGCAGGATCGTACCCACTTTTGGTTTTATAGCGCCGACGCCGTGGATCACGAGGCGTAGCGATGACGTCCCGTACATGGGGAGGGCCTGCGTGAGATCTCGGCGGTACTTGAACTCGGCAAAGAAATACTGATACCAATTGACGATTTCGAATTTTTCCAGCGGCATCGTGCCGGAATGGACGACGGCGCCGAAGCTATCGCGCATCTCCAGATCGACGGCGGCCGCGTCCGCCAGGCCGAAAATCGCTACGGTGTCGCAGCGGGAGCTGGCCAGGGTGACGTCGATGGTCGCGTTGCTGGCCGTGCCCACGGCCACGGTGTTGATCGCCCCGTCGAAGGGCGCCCAGTTGTTGCATACGCCGACATCGCTCCAGACCGGGGCGGTGCCGGCGCAGTTGTCCGCCGGCAGTTTGCCGGCGTTGCTGGCCAGCAGGGCCTTGTAGCGGCGGTGGGTGTCGTCCTGGCGCACGACGGCGCCGACCGCATACGCCGTGTCTCCGTCCCAGGGCGGCGCGTCCTCGGTCAGGTTGGTGGCCAGGATGGTGTCGGCCGTGACGTCCTTCGGGACCAACAGTCTCATTGGACCTCCTGGAGTTTGACGCCGCGGATCATGACGCCGTCCGAGTTGACCACCAGCCTGCCGAGCTGTTTGTCCGTCCTGGTGGCCATTTTGGCGACGATCTCCCGCAGTTCGGCCACCTCCCGGCGCAAGGCGGCGACAGCGTCGTCGGAGGAGCCGCCGTCCAGGGCCGCATCCAGGGCCCGGTTCTGGCGGACGACAAACCCGTCATCGAGGACGACGCCGCCGGCGGCATACCCGCGCAGGGATTCCCGGGGCAGCATCCTGTCGTTGAGGGCGTCCATGAGCCCGACGCCGTAGTGCTGCACGGCTTCGGGCGTCATGACGAATTCCCCGAGTCGCAGCACGGCCGGCTGGACGTCCCCGGTGCTGTATCCGGGCAGGTAGCCGCCGGAGCGGGCCAGATCCGACACCAGTCCGCCCGTGGCGTAGCCCAGCGACTGCCGATAGGACGCGGCCGCCGCCACCGCGTCCGCGATGGCCTGGGGCAGATCCGCCAGCATTTGTGTCCAGGTATCGCCCTGCTGCTGTTGCAGCGACGTGAGTTGCTCCATCAGCTCGGCGGTGGTCTTGGTGTACTCCTCGGTGGCGGTCGCCGCGTCGAGCTGGGCCTTGATGCGATCATATTGCGTCTTCGCCCGCGTGTACTGGTCCCCCAGCGTGGCCTGCACACCCATGAAATCGGCATAATACGAGGCGAAATCCGCGTGGTACTCCTTGGAAAGGTCCAGATAGTCGGTGGTCAAATCCGTGATCTTGTCCTGGGCCGCCTTGCGGGTGTCGTCATTGGAGGAGGCCAAGTCAGTCACGGCCGCCTGCCATTGCCGCTTGGCCTCGGCGTACCGCTCCGAAAGGAGCAGGGGACTGTCGTCGCCGCGCCACAGTTCGTCGATCAGGTCCTTGAGGTTGCCGGAAAAATCGTCCAGGGCATCGGCCGCGTCCTGGAGCTGGTCCACCACGTCGTCGATGGAATCCTGGTAGGCGGCCTTGACCTTGTGGGCGTACAGCGTGCCGATGTCCGTCAAATCCGCATTGGTCGCCCCGAGCAGGGCCGCCGCGTAGAGCTGGTCGGACAGCTCCTTTTGGAGCGATCGGACGCTATGGGCCAGTTCGGTGCCGTCATAGGAGGCCAGCGCTTCCTGGACGTCGTCCATCGTGTCGCCGAGCTTGGCGGCGATCAGCGCGGTCGAGGCCTGGCGGATGCGGGAGAGGTCCGCCTCGGAGGCGCCCAAAGCCCGGGCGTTGACGATGGCTTGGCCGACGTCCTTGTGCAGATCCTTGAGCCAGGACTCCGTATCCGTGAGCCCCTTGTCGGTGACGGAGGCGATGACGTCGGCCAGCTTGGCCGCGATGGTCTGGGCCTCCTGGTCGCGGATGACGGCGAGCTGCTGCTCCGAGGCGCCGAGAGCCTGGGCAGCGGCAATCCAGTCCGCGAACTGGGGCGGCAGGTCGCGCAACTCGCTGACCGAGTCGTTGCCCAGGGCCTGATCCAGCGCGTTTTGCGCTTCGTCAACGATGTCCTGCAACGCCTTGGCCTTCTCGGCCTGTTGCGTCTCTGCAATGGCTGTCAGAGTTGCGGCATCGTAGTTGGCCTTGCGGGCGTCGTACAGCTCCCATTCCTGGTCCGCCAACAGTTTTGTTATGGACGCTGTTTTTTCGTCACCGGCAGCGGTCTGCTTTCGTTCGTTGAGGCTTTGTGTAACCTTCTCAATATTGTTGTTCCACGTCTCGATAGAGTCTTGAATGGTGTTAAGATTGGCGACAAAATTACTTGCGTAGGCCCATTTCTCGAACTGGTCGGGCGTCATGACCTTCTGCATCGCGGCATTGAACATAGACCAGAAATTATCTACCGTAATGCCGGAGTCACCAATCAGCGCAATGGTGCTATTGGATTTAGTTGTGTAATAGGACTTTTGCGTTTGCAGTTGTCCATAATGGTTGTTTTGTTTTTTCTCCAGATTCACCATAACCGCCTTGAAGGCATCTTCTCCGCCCACCGCATCCTGGAGCTTGGACACATAGTTGGCAAGGTACAGTTCGACCAGCCGATCACTGCTGACGTTCCTTGCCGCTTCTATATTCCCAGGGATTTCATCATAGAGCGATTGTAAATACGCAAAATTGCGATTAATGAATCCAAGATAGAAGCTTTCGGAGTCAACGACACCGGCGCGGTCTATCGCTTCCTGACGCATGGCCGCGATATCGTCTTCGGTTACGCCGGAAAGCACCTTGAGATCATAGCCAAACGCCTCCATGTACTGGCCGCCGTTGTTCATGGCGGTGGAGAGTCGCTTAATTTCGTCGGTGTAGCCCTCGCCGCCTTCATTCAGGTAATCGAAGGCACCACGGACACCATTGCGGTTAAGAAGCGTCTTGACCTGGACGCCTTTAATGTAATCTTCGTATCCCTGCATATACTGTGCATATACCAGTGAGGGAGCGGCACTAAAGTTGAGGATGCCAGTCGTCGAAAGATTCAGCGCTTTTGCGTAAGACTTGAGGCTTTGCGTCGCCGTTTTAAGCATTGTATAGAATTCATACGACACGCCCGACTGAGCGTTTGCAGTAAACCCTTGAACGTCGAAGGTGCCATTTCCGTTATAACCGATGGCGTAGTCCGGAGTGGGCCGTTTCTGCTTTTGCCCCCCTCCGAAAATACTGCCGATCAGGCCCCCAACAATGCCGAGCCCCGCGCCGATCGGCCCCATGAGTGCCCCGCCGATGCCCAGCGTAGAGAGGAGCGAGGCGCCGCCTCCCAGGGTCATCAATCCGGAGCCGATCGCGCCCCCGGCGTTGCCCGAGCCCAGCGCAGAGGTCAGCCCCATGATACCGCTGGCCATGCCGGCCACGTTGCCGAACAGGTGCTGCCAATCGAGGGATGAGGACGTCCCGAGATCGACGCCGGCTTGCATCTTCAAATCAGTGTATTGCCAGTCGGCAAGAGTGTAACTGCTGGCAAGGTCGCTTGCCGTACCACTGAAGAGACTTTTGATGCCGCTGGTGCTGGCGGAGGAGAGTTGTTTCAAGAACTGGTACGATTCGCCGCTATCGGCCGTGAAGGAATCGACGATGGACGAGCCGATGGCACCACCCATCTGCTTGATCTGACTGAAGCCGGCCGTCGCCGTCGACCCCATGGTGAGCCCATTGGCCGCGGACACCCGAACGGCGGCTGCGATGATCGGCGCGGCCGCCTGGCCGGCGGCCATCCCCACCGGTGAGGCCTGGGCGACAAGCTGATGGGCGATGTTGGCATAGGTCTGCCTGGTGGCGACGGCTTCGGCTTCGACCCCTGTTTCCACCTTGGTGATGGCCTCCATGGCGGCTTGCATCTGGTCGCCGTCTTGCAGGTCCATCTTGTCCCTGGACGAGGCGAGGCCGATCGCCTTGGCGATGATCGCCGCGTACGCCTCCGTGTTGTTCCCGTCCGAGGCCGGGGCGTACTTGGACATCAGCTTATACGGCGTGTCGTAGCCGCGGCTGTAGTCGAGCGCGAGCTGGTGGTACAGCCCCTGCAGGCCCTCGACCATGGTGTCGAATTGCTGGAAGGCCGTTTGACCGGGGATGCGCAGGTTGCCAGGATTGTTGTGCGTGTACCAGATGGACTTCTGGAGTGCGTCCGGGATGACCTGGGCGGTCTTCTGGCCGACAGCGGCCACGGCGTTGGTGATGCTCTGGGTGATGGTCTGTCCCTGGGCGGTCTGGGCCTGGACCAGCACCGGCGCCAGCACCTGGCCGGCTGTTTGGCCGATGATGGTCCCGCTCTGGGCCGTGTCGACGGCCGAAGTGCCCGTCGTCTGCCCGGGCAGGGTCAGTCCGGACACCGTCCCCGAGGCTATGGTGATGGTCGCCTGGGTGGCCTCGATGGCCGCCTGGGGCGTCGTGAGCTGCTTCGCGGCCTGGCCAGTGCCGGACGAACCGAATAGCCAGGTTCCCAGCTCGCCCAACCCCTGTTTGAGCGTGTCGCCGTAGCTTTTTTCGACGAGGCCGGCGACGGCGTCGAGGGTACGCGATCGGATGTTTTTCCAGAGCGCATCGGGATCGAAGGCGTCCGGCAGGTTCCGCAGGGCATCGCCCAGGCCACCTGAGAGGGCGTCGGCGATGCCGTTGGTCAACGTGATGCAACTGTCGGCAAATGCGGCGTAATCGTCGCGGGCCTTGGTGAGGTCGCTCTTGTACGCACCGAAGGCCAGACTCCACTTGGCGGTGAAGACGCCGGCGAAGGATCCCGAGTAGGCGATCTGGCGCTCCAGGAGCCGCTTGTTGTAGTCGTCCCATTTCTCGGCGGCATAGATGCGGTAGGCCGTTTCGTCGCTGGCATTTTTCCTGGCCACGGCCAGACGTTCGACAAGGAGCTCCTGCTCGGCGTCCCAGTACTTCGCGGAGACGGCCTGCAGCCCCTCGTAGGCCTGGGACTTGTCCTCCACTTCCTTGAGGCCCATGGCCCGCTGCAGCTCGCCGAGCTGCTTGGTCCGCTCGGCCTCGTCTTCTATGGCGGCAATCCGTTTCTGCTGCTCGGCCGCCCAGGCCTGGGCCGTGGTCATGGCCGCGCCGTAGAGGGCTGTGGGATCGCCGCTCAGTCGGCCCAGCTCCTGGAGCATGGCGGCGGCCGCGTCCATGGATTTGCGCCAGGCATCGGCCTGGGCGACAAGCTTTTCCAGTGCCCGGTTACCCTCGAGCTGGACCAGGGCGGCCTTGGCGTCCTGCGTCGATCCCTTGACCCCGATCATGGATTTGCGGATGCCGGCCGCCGCCGCGTCGTAGCGCTTGTCGATGGCGGCCAGCTTGGCCCCCAGGGTGTCGCCGGCATACTGTTCTTCAAGCTGGATGTACTGGTTTTGCGCCTGTTCCAGGGCGGCGGCGGATTCGGCGGCAAAGCGCTCGGCGGCATCGCCGGCCTTTCCCAGGGAGACGGTCACGCCATCGACGGCTTTGGTTGCCGTTTGCGCTTCCGGCGCCAGATCCGGGAACATGGCAGCCAGTTCGGGGATGGTGCCGGTGTTGTCGCCTTCGAGTATCTTCTGGGTCTTGGCCTCCTTGGCCTGGCGTTCCGCTTCCGCTCGTGTGTGTTCGCCGGCCTCCCGCAATTTTTTGGCCAGCTCCTCTGGCCCGGAAAACGCCCAGTCGCTGAAATCCATCTGGCCCTTGGCCACGGCGATAGCGGCGGCAATGACGTTGGCGAACCGTTCATATTCTCTGGTGGCTGCCATGACGCCCGAGGTGATCCAGCCCGTGGCCGTAGCAATGCCGCCCAGCGCAGTGACGATAGGCTCCTTGTTTTCCAGGATCATCGCGGAAAATTTTTTCATGCCGTCCGTCATCATGGGGGCCAGCTCATGACCGAACTCGATAGCCATCTGGCGCAAGGTGGCGTCGTAGGTATCCTTGACGGCCTGGGATGTTTGCCTCCAGCGTTGAAATGCGGCATCCGTCCCTCCCGCGCCTACCTCCACCTGGTGCAACATGTCCGCAAAACGCTCCCAATGCTGCGCCGAGAGGCCGGCGATACCGGTGAGCGCTTCGGCCGACTCAAAGAGTCGACCAAGGGAGAATCCGGACCGATCGGCTACCCCCTGAAGCGTTTGGAGAGCACCGACAAAGCCCTGCTGTTTCACCAGGTCGACACCGGATTTGTAGCCCAGGGCGTCGAGCACTTTGGTCAGATCCTCGGTCGGCTTGTACAGGCCGACCATGATGGCCTTCCATTTGGTGGCGGCTTCGGCCGTGGAGCCGGACGTCTGGGTAATAAGCGACAACCCGGCTGCCATTTCTTTGGAGGAGACGCCGACCAGGTGCGTGGACTCGGCCACGTCGCCGACAACCGGTACCAATTCCGCGAAGGAGGTCTGGCCGAGTTTCTCGATCGTAAAAAGCAGGTCCGAGGCTTCGGTGGCGTTGCGGATCTCGCCGTCGAAACCGGCCATCGTCTTGGTCAGGCCTTTGATGGTATCGGCCTGGGCTACATGGGCTGCCTTTGACGCTTTGGCCGCCGTGGTCAGCATGTCCATAGCGGCTGTAGTGTCGGTCACGCCGGAGGAAATCGTCTGATAGTACCCCTGCATCAGGGCTGTGGGGTCGCCTAGGATCCTGGGCATGCCCTTGATGGCGGCATCAATCTCGGCAAGGTTTTGGTTCGTCACCTTGCCCATGTCGATTAAGGACGATTCGTAGCCCATGAACTGGTTGAATGCCTCGCCGGCGGCGTGCAATCCAGCGCGCACGGAGAAAAAGGCGGCAGCAGTGGCCGTGGCCCTTTTGGCCAGGGAGGATAACGACAGACCGGCCTTATTGCCTTCTTTGGATGCCACACCCAGTTTGGCGGCCAGGTTGGTGTATTCCGAGGCTGTGAGCCCTGCGTAGCGTTTGAGGTTCTGGAGCGCCCGGGAAGCGGCGTCGGCGGCCAAGCCGTCGCGCATGCGCCTTTCCAGGCCGGCCATCTCCCCCTCGGTCATGCCGGCGGCCTTCCCCACGGACTGGAGGCTGCCGCCGACACGCTTCATGCGCTTGTCGACGTTGCCCGAAAATGCCTCGGACAGGGAGTCGGCCCGCTTGAGGCTGGCCTCGAAGCTCTTCCCGTCGGCGGTGAGATCCACCGCGAGAGTGCCGGCTTTGATGCGCATGCCTGTTGTGCTCCTTTCCAGTCGGTTGCCAGACAATCGGGCATGCGGTATTCGCTTTGTATTTTATGACGCTAACGAGGAAGCAAATAGATGCTCGGAACAGAACCTCACAGCCTAGCCGGAATTGTTGTGCTCGTTACGATCATGGCAATTCTTGTGCTGCTCTTATTGATCTGTCGGGAAATCGTTTGTTGGTATTTCAAGATCAATGAACACATCCAGGATCAATGGAAACAGCTTGTTGTCATGAGGAAGATATTGACCATTCTTCAGGAAATGCAAAAAAATGATCAGGCCGATAGGAATGAAAGGCGCTTGGGGCGCAGACTACTGTGCCCAGAGTGCGGCGAGGACATCACCCACATGCCTCAAAATTGCCCAAAGTGCGGGAAGGAATTGGTTTACAAGGAAAAGAGCGAACCGGATACCAACGCAGCATAAGCGCATCTCATCCTTGCCCGGTTGTATCCGGACGTTTGAAATATGCCCAGGGGCTCCCGAAGGGAGGGAGCCCCAGGGGCGAATAACGCATACTCGGTTGTCAAAGATCCTGGGGCGAACCAGCCCCACCAGCATCACTGTTTGTTGCTCGCGCGTCCTTGCTCGGCTTCCCTGGCCCTTTCGGAGATGATCAGGCTGGAGAGCTCCTGCACCTGGAGCATCAAATCATCCTGGTCCCGGCCGGGGATGCCCATCAGGTCCATGACGCATTTGACCGCCAGGACGCTGATGCCCACGATGCCGCCCATGGGCCCGATGATGAGCTGGTCGGCGCACCGCTGGTACAGGGCGTAGGCCATGGCGTTGCCCGGATGCACGCCGGGGCGGCAGGTAGCACATGGCGGTCCGTTCTCCTTGTATTTTCGTTCGGCCGGGGTGTCCCATGGGGTCGGGGTGAAGGTGCGCCGGCAGACATCGCACGGGTGGCGTCCCGATCCGGCCAGCCACAGGCCTAGCTCGCGGAGTTTTTTCTTGCCGCCTCCCGTTCCTTGGCCACGTCCCCGGCCAACTCGGTGCGGCATTGGCCGACGAACGGACCGAAGGATTCGTCGTCCCGGGCCATGCGGATCTTGTTCTCGTCGGTGCAGGGCATTTCCTTGCCGTCGACGTCGAAAAACCCTTTCCATTCGCGGACGGCGGCGCAGAGATAGGCGTAGCGCTTGTCGCCCTTGGCCGGGTTGATCTTGATCTCACGCTGCAGGTTGCCCTCGGCGTCGGGCTTGAGGCTGGTCTCGTACAGCTCGATGGTGTCCTGAATGTCCCGCTCCTCGCCGGATTTGAGGTGCTTGACGAGGATGCTTCCGCCGTCCGGATCATCCGGGAGCGGATACCATTTGGTGGTTTCGCCGGTCAGTCTGGCCATGCGTTGTTCTCCTTCGGGGATAGGGGTTAGAGCGTACCGCCGTGTAAAGTGATTGCGCTGCCGGCAGCCTCCTCGACGACGGCCTTGATGGCGCTGTCCAGGGTCAGGGTACCGGCCTCCACAGCCGTAATCAGAAATTGTCCATTGTTGTTGGCCGCGCCTTCAACGATGAGTGTCTGGCCGGCGACGAACCCGGCCGTGACGAAGCCGTTGCCCGTGTCGGTGATGGTGTTGCCGGTAGCCACGAAGGCGATGGTGGCGGCGGCGAGGTGCTTGACGAAGATAGCGTACAGGCCGCCGCAGGTCATTTCGCCGGTCAGGGACATGATGCCGTTCTTGTCCGTTTCACCAGGTTTATGGCTCACCACCTGCCAGGCCGAATCGGGATCGTTGGCCAGGTCGGGGGCCATGAAGTTGTCGTAGTCGATGTACGCCCGGGCGGTTTGGATCTTGGTATTGTCCTTCCAATACTGCTTGAGCTGGTCCTGCCCCTTGGTGTCGCCCACGAGCATGTTGCCGCCATAGGTGATGCGGCCCAGCTTGGCGGACGTGGTAAACTCGATATCGTACTTCCGCCGGAACTCCTGGGCGGTGACCACGTCGCGCGTCAGCTCGGGCAGGCCCAGCTTGTTGAGCCCCTTGACCACAGCCTGATCGGGCGTGCCGTAATTGAGGACAATGGCCGCATCCACGGCCAACTGAAAATTGGCTCTTTCCATGGCAACTCCTTAGGCGGTTTCGACGAATCCGGAGAGCTGGATGCCTGCGCCCCAGACCTCGTCCTCGTCCGGCAAGGTGGGGACATCCCCGCCCTGCCAAAGTTCAAAATTCTTGAGTCCTTCGCCGGGGATCGACTGGCCCCCGAACAGGTCGAGGGCGTGGGACACCAACACCTCCGCCTCATAGGAGGCATCGGCGAAAACCATGATCTGCACCGTCACGTCGTGGATATGCTCGGTGAGTGTGCTGCGGTCCGCGGCCACGGGGATGGAGAGCACCGCATACGGCCGCGGCCATCTCCTCGGTGCCCGCGCGTAGGCCAACCGGCCGGACACGCCCGTGGCAAACGGGTGGTCGGCGTGGGCGGCGAACCAGGCGTCGAACGCCTGGCGCAGCCGAGGCCGCACGGTCTCACGCCTGGGCAATCGGCTCATTCGCCGCCGTCCTTCATCCGATTCTTCACCCGCTCCAGATCGAACACGGCCGCGCCACCGCGCATGAAGGCCTTGCCCGGATAGCCGTGCGAACCGAACTCCTGGAACGGGGCATACGGCTTGTCCGTTTCCAGGACGCCGGTCACCACCATGCCGTCACGTTCGACGCTGGCCTCGATGGAGTCGCGCAACGCTCCGGTGCGCACCGGACAACGCCGCTTGGCCTCGGGCAGCACCTCATCCTGCATCTCTTTCCCCATGGCCGTCTCCAGACGAGACATGAACAGCTCACCGGCGTTGGTGAACATGCCCATCAGTGTTGCTCCTCCTGCCGCGCTTCGGCCTCGAA